GCTATGACGTGGGCTTTTGACAATCAATACCTCATTAAGGATATTGAGAAGTTAACATCTGTTATGGAAGTAGCTGTATCAAACCTAAAGTCAGCAGGTGTTGAATACACAATGCTAAACACCTATATCGTAGAAGACTACCAAGCAATCATTAACGAAAAAGGTGATGAGTTGCAAAAGAAAGCCTCTGAGTTAGGTGTTGACATTGAAGACATCCTTAAAGACTATACTAAAGGCGATATTAGTTCAGCGGACTCCATCTGTAATAATTTGGTAAAAGCCATTCAGGATTTTTCTGACAGCACAGAGGATATGAGAAAAATTGTTAAAGACCTACAGGAATAATGAAAAAAGGAGTACAAAAATTATGGGCTGATTTGGCTGCGGCTAAGAAGCCTGCCAAACTCAGCAAGCAAGGCAAGGAAGTTAAGCTGTCTTTGGTTGATGATGCAGAGAGCGCATTCCGTGACGTAGAGGGTGCATACGGCACAACCTCTTACTTTGCCTACGAAGCTCTTGAAGAGTTGGAAGATAAAATGACTGACATTTATATGCAGGTTGATGACTACATCATCAACAGCGAGATGTCATACTTGCCAGAGGCAGCAGAAAGATTAGGAGACATTCTAAAGAAAATCGAAAGCAGTGCTGACGATCTTGGTTTAGACCCTTCTGATATTTATAGTGATTTTGAGGACGCTAAAGAGATGGTAGATAATGCAGATAACGTTATTGATGACTTGAAACGTGAGTGGAACTCGTCTCGTATCTCTCGTGCGTCAAATTTTGACCTACCATTTTAATAAGTAAATAAACAATTTTTAATAAAAGTATAAGATGGCTACAACTACATCAATTACTACCACTTACGCAGGTGAATTTGCAGGAAAGTACATCTCTGCAGCATTGCTAAGTGCAGATACTATCGAGGGTGGTGGTATCACGGTTAAACCAAATGTGAAATACAAAGAAGTAATGAAGAAAGTATCATCCGATGCTATCGTCAAAAATGCTACTTGTGATTTCTCTGACACTTCAACGCTTACACTTACTGAGCGTATCTTGCAACCTGAAGAGTTCCAAGTGAACCTCGAGCTTTGTAAGAAAGACTTCCGTTCTGATTGGGAAGCAATTCAAATGGGTTACTCTGCATTTGACAACTTGCCTCCTGCATTCTCTGACTTCTTGATTGGCCACGTTGCCTCTAAAGTAGCTGAGAAAATGGAGAACAACATCTGGCAAGGTGTTAACGCAACTGCAGGTGAGTTCGATGGTTTCGAAACTCTATGGGAAGCAGATACTGACGTTGTAGATGTAACAGGTACAACCGTTACAGCTGCTAACGTAATCACTGAAATGGGTAAAGTAGTTGATGCTGTACCTACTACTATCTACGGAAAAGAGGACTTGTACTTGTACGTTTCTTCTAACGTTGCTCGTGCTTACGTTCGTGCGTTGGGTGGTTTCGGTGCTTCAGGTTTGGGAGCTAATGGTTTGAATGGTGAAGGAACTACTTGGTTCAACGGACAGAACTTGGCGTTTGATGGCGTTAAGATTTTTGTTGCTCCAGGTTTGTCTAACAACACTATGGCTGCTGCTCAGAAGTCAAACTTGTTCTTCGGTACAGGATTGCTTTCTGATATGAACGAGGTGAAGTTGCTTGATATGAGCGACCTTGATGGTTCTCAGAACGTTCGTGTTGTGATGCGTTTCACTGCAGGTGTTCAATACGGCATCGGTTCTGAGATTGTTCTTTACAACTAAGAAGCAATTAATTGAATAATTTAAAGGGCAGGTGGGCTAAAGCCTGTCTGCCCTTTTTTAATAAATAGAAAATATGGCGTGTGACATCACAGCGGGACGTGCAGTCCCTTGTAAAGACGTAGTAGGTGGTATTAAAGCTGTTTACTTCGCAAACTATGGAGACATCGGTACTGCGAGCTTAACTAATGACGAGATTACGGATTTAGCATCGAGCTTCACGGTTTACAAGTACGATGTAAAAGGAAACTCTTCATTAGAGCAAGCAATCAACTCATCTCGTGAGAATGGTACTACCTTCTTCGAGCAGACGTTGAACCTTACCTTGACTAAGTTGAGCAAGGAAGATCACAAAGAGATTAAATTGTTGGCTTATGGCCGTCCTCACGTTTTCGTTCAGGACTATAACGATAATTGCTTTGCGGTTGGTTTGGTACACGGAGCAGATGTTGAAGGAGGTACTATCGTAACGGGTGCAGCAATGGGTGACCTATCAGGTTACACTTTGACTTTGGTGGCTCGTGAAGTATTGCCTGCTAACTTCTTGGCAGGAGCTACAGCAGCAGACCCATTTGATGGTCTATCTACTTCTGTAGTAACAATTACTGCAGGTACTAATTCTTAAGAATTTTAGTGTATATTTGATGCCCAAGGGCATAGCACTCTGGTTTGGTTAGAAAGAGGGGAGGCGTTTAAATACGCCCCCCTCTTTTGTTATGTAACAATGTCAGCCCAAATGGGTTAACCTATTATGCATATTGTAACTACATCAGATAGTACCATCTCTTTTTTGCCGAGAGCTTTTGAGACAAGCGTGTCGGTAAAAATCACAGATGAGGAGACTAACAGCTCTACTACACAATCATTGACGGCCACAGAGAACGTCAATTACCTCGTTATAACGCCTTCTTATACATTCAAGGAGGGTAGATACTACACGATACGAGTTACGGGCACAGCAGAGATATATAGAGGGCGTGTATTCTGTACTGACCAAACGGATTATGAGAAGTACACCATAAACCAGGATCAATACGAGCAATACAACTCAGATAATAACGGATATATATACCGATGAGCAACATTAGAATAGTAAACCTCAACAGCTATACTGCGCCTGTCATTCAGGAGAACAACCGAAAGCAGTGGGTTGAATATGGGGAGGGGAATGATTACTACCAATACCTTATCGACAGATACAACGGCTCAGCGACAAACAACGCCATCATCAATGGTGTGTGTGAGCTGATTTATGGTAAGGGTATTGGCGCTACCGATGCTTCCCGTAAGCCTGAGCAGTATGCTCAAATGATGTCGATGTTTTCTAAGGACTGCCTACGCAGGGTAGTCTTTGACTTGAAGGCGCTCGGACAAGCTGCCTTCCAAGTCATTTACAATGACGATAAGAGTGCCATTGCACAGGTTGAGCACTTCCCTATTGAGACCCTCCGTATGGAGAAGATGAATGAGGAAGGTGAGATTGAGGCTTACTACTACTCTAAGGATTGGTCACAGATTCGTAAAAAAGGCTATGAGCCTGAGCGTATCCCTGCCTATGGCTTTGGTGAAGCAGGAGATAAATTAGAAATCTACTGCATCAAGCCCTACAGAGCAGGATACTATTACTACAGCCCTGTAGACTACCAAGGTGCTTTGCCATATGCAGAGCTTGAGGAAGAGGTAGCTAACTACCACATCAACAATATCAAGAACGGCCTTAGTCCTTCTATGTTGATTAACTTCAACAATGGCATCCCTTCTGAGGAGGAGCGTGAGCTTATTGAGAGACGCATCATTGAGAAGTTCTCTGGCACAAGCAACTCAGGTAAGTTCATCCTTGCCTTTAACGACAACAAAGAGATGCAGGCTACTATTGAGCCTGTTCAGTTGAGCGATGCCTCACAGCAGTATGAGTTCCTTTCTGAGGAGTCCTCACAGAAGCTGATGGTAGGCCACCGCATCACCTCTCCTATGCTTTTAGGTATTAAGGACAGCTCAGGGTTGGGGAGTAACGCTGACGAGATTAAGACGGCATCGTTACTCTTCCAAAACACGGTTATCCGTAGCACTCAGGAGATGATTCTTGACGCAATGGATCAACTGCTTGCCTACAATGATATTTCACTACACCTATACTTCAAGACCCTACAGCCTTTAGAGTTCATTGACTACGAAGGCTTAGACCAAGAGACGAAGGAAGAGCAAACGGGGCGTAAGTTTAGCGCTGAAGAGTTCGACCTCGAGGATTTTCTTGAGCAGATAGGTGAAGACGAACCACAAGGATATGAGCTCATTGACTCTGATGACGAGTCTACAGAGGATGAGCCAGAAGATTTTGACGTTGAGAAGTACCTCAACGGCCTTGTGAGCCTATCTGCTAAGGAGGATTCGTCTCAGGATAGTGAGCTGTATAAGGTGCGCTATGCGTATGTAAAGGGAACGAGTAAGACCCCTGAGGGGGAGACTCGTTCATTCTGTCGAACGATGCTAAGAAGCAAGAAGCTCTACCGCAAGGAGGACATTGGTATGATGAGTGCCAGGGGGGTGAACAAGCAGTTTGGCCACAAGGGTAGAAACTATTCTATCTTCAAGTACAAGGGCGGCCCTTCGTGTTATCACAGATGGGAGCGCAGGATATATAAAAAGAAACTTAAGAAAGATGGTGAGCCTTGGGGAGGCGATGCATTGCAGGGTACTAAGTTTGTCAACGTAAACCAAGCTGTAAGAGCGGGGTTTAAGTTGCCACAGAACCCGAAAGAGGTAAGTGTAGCTCCTATTGATATGCCAAGACAAGGGCATCACCCTAACTACGGAAAATAATGGCAAAGGTATTATTCATAAAACGAGAGGACATTGTCCGCAATAGTGCTATAAGTGGAAACTTAGATAGTGACAAGCTCTTGCCTTTTATTGAGATTGCTCAGGAGATTCATATACAGAATTTCTTAGGCACACGCTTGTACGACAAGATACGAAACGACATTATAGGAGGAACGCTTACAGCGGACTATGAAACCTTGTTAGACGATTACATTCAGCCAATGTTGATCCATTATGCTATGACTGAGTATTTACCTCACGCAGCCTATACGATTGCGAACGGGGGTGCATACAAGCACACGAGTGAAGCAAGCGAGTCGATGACTAAGGAGGAGCTTGATTACTTGAGTGAGAAGCACAGAGGCATAGCAGAGCATTATACCCGTAGGTTTATTGATTTTATGGCATTCAATAACAGCACCTACCCTGAGTACAATCAAAGTCAAGATGATGACATATACCCCGACAAAAACGGAGTCTTCAACGGATGGCAGCTCTAAGCATTACAGGCCAAAGAAGGAGAACGTTGAGAAGTTGAAGAAACTGATAAAGAAGATAGAGAAGAATGGCAACTGACGAAAAAGGTTACGGAGCAATATACGGCTCTACTTGGTGGGGTAGTGGTGATGCGTTCACCAACACCATTGGGTGGGGTAGTGCAATGTTCTACATTTTAGACCCTGCTCAACTTCAGAACCGTGCTGTAGCAGACGGAGCTGAACTTGAGGCATTTGAATGTGTAAGTAAAGCATTAAGAAGATTCCCACAGGCTGACTTAGGCCGTCAACTCTTTGATGCGTATGACGCCAGAGTTGAGGCCTTATCAGGATCAACAGAGGCGAGAACCTGTACTATTAACGAATTGAACGAGATATTATGAGTTTATATAAGGATGCATCATTAGCAATGATACCCTCTGCTTACAAGGATGGTAAGTTGT